ATCATACAGACCCTGGCTAACTAAAGAAAGCAAGTCTGTTCCAACACCAACACAAAAAGAAATACCACAGTGGTATAAGGATGCAGATAGGTTTGCAAAAAATCCATTTAATGGAGAATATTACAAAGCACCAAAAGAGGTTTGTCCATTTCCTAAAGCAGGAACCACAGATGACTACGGCATGATTCCAACATGGAAAGCCTGTCCAGCAATTTTAGATGCTTTTATGACTGGATATGTTCTTAAAACACCGTGTGATCTGATTTTTTCAAAAAATGTTACAGGTTCCCTGGACGTTAAAGTTGATAATCCAATGTATCAAGATTTTTGTTCAGTAAGGCCACCTATGCCTCAGTTTGAACATCCTGCAGGATACTACAAGAGTCATTTTGCTTGGATGCCAGACTGGGGACTAAAACTGCCAGATGGATATAGTGCTTTATTTATGACACCAATGAACAGATTTGATTTACCATTTATGAATACAACGGGTATTGTTGATTCTGATAAGGTTGAATTATTAGGCAGTTTTCCATTTTTTATTATAGATGGTTGGGAAGGTACTATTCCAGCAGGTACACCATTTTTACAGGTTTTGCCATTTAAGAGAGAAAATTGGGAACACGAAATTGAGATATTAGATTCATCAAGCATATATGCTAAAATAGTAGATAACGCAAATATTTATCGCCAGCCAGATGGCGGGGTATACAAAGATAAAGTTTGGACAAGAAGAGAGTATAAGTAGAAGGAGATATCATGTCAACTTGGACAGATAAAGAGACATTAGGGTTTGGCATCACTTGCTATAGAGGTGTTATTAAGCCAGAACTAAATATTATAGAAAGACTAGAAAATACCCTAGGCTCACCAGCACCTTGGGGAGAATTATCTGAAGAAGGAAAGCAGTACCATTGGCTACCAGCATATGTTGGATATCAGCAGTTAATGCCAGACTATCGTGATTGCTATGACTTTAAGTTTAAAAAAACAGATATTGAAAATGATAAAAGTGAAGACTCTCTTCTACTTCAGCAAATTTGGCAAGACGTATATGATGCACAGGCACCAGTAGTTGATGATTATAGAAAAGACTATAACATCATGCCATTAAAGTATTGGGAAGCATTTAATTTTATTAAGTACGGACCAGGGCAGCACTTCAAAGAACACCATGATCATGGTTTTTCATACAACTGTACTGTATCATTAGTAGCATACATCAATGATGATTATGATGGCGGAGAGTTATACTTTAGATTACAGAATTTAAATATAAAGCCAAAGGCAGGAGACCTGTATGTCTTCCCTTCAAACTTTATGTATCCGCATCAGGCAATGCCAGTACACTCTGGTACTAAATATTCTATTGTCACAATGCTAGACTATAGCAGAAAGTATCATACTCCAGATATGTATGATCCAAAGTGGGCAAATGAATAATGCTAAATATTTCAGTTGAAAAATTATACGGCTGTAACTTTGATATTCAGCCAATGTCAATTAAAAGAGATTGGATGGATGTAACATCTGAAAAGCATGCATATAGATGTTTTCCTGTTACACAAGCAAACGTTGTTGGCTGGAATCTTTCTTGTAAAGAAGATATAGTATTTTTTTGGGATGGCATTAATGATCAAACAGATCAACACGTAAAAATTACTAGTCCTGAAGGCTCATATGCAGGTAGAGGTCAGTCATCAATAAGTCTTAATACATCATTGATTTTTAGGACTGACCCAGATGTAAGTATTTTAACGATTAATCCCGTTAATTACTTTAACGAAGATTTTGAAACAATGTCTAATCTAATAAGTACTTCTTTTTATGATAATCCATTGCCATTAGCACTTAAGGCAAAAAAGGCAAATCAAGAAGTTGTTATAAAGGCTGGAACACCAATTGCAACGATTATTCCAATTTCTTTAACCAATTTAAATAATACAACTATTGAGATTGTAGCGTATCAAGATCCAGATCGTAAAAGACAACAAGCAAACATAAATTATGGAACAGCAGCACAAGTCGTTAACTCATCTGGAGAATGGACAGACTGGTATCGTGAGGCAGTAGACGAAAATGGAACATCCCTTGGATCACATGAAGTTAAGACATTAAAACTAGATGTAGTAGATAGGTCAGGGTTTTGATGAGTGATCAATTAAAACCAAGCCACACAGATATTGTAAATCAATATATTGCTGACGCAAAAGCACAAAAGATTAATCACTATATTATAACTGTCTCTAGAGATGGAGAATCACCAGTCAGATCCATTATTTCCTATGACAATGTTGTAGATGCTGTTGCGGGATATCAAATGTATCAGGATGCTGGATTTGCAAGAAATTTTTTAACAGTTTCTTTATATGAACCATCTGGGAAAATTAATACCAAAGTTTTAAAAAGAAATCAGGCAGGGGATCCATCTTTTGTTAGACAAAACTACATTGATACAACTGATGCCCTATATGCTATCAAAGATAAACTTAATAAAGAAGACTATGAAAAACTATGCCTCAAAATCGCACAGTCATTTGGTAGAGATAACTGGCGTTTTGATGTCGAAAGATTTCTTACAAAACTAGAAGTGGAGGCAAAAATCCAGGAGCATTAACCTGTGATATAATCTTATTATGAAGCCAGAAGATGCAGTTTTAGCAATACGACACCCATCCATTACACCGTCAGGATTTTTCGGCAGTGGACCAGATAACATTATTGAATTACAAAACTTTATGACAGATGAAGAAGTTGATTTTTTAGATAATGCAGCAAGAAATTTAACAATCTGGGATATTACAGAAAGCCATAAAAATGAAAATGGTACCATCACCTATGATGCTGATTACTGGAAAGATAGAGTCTGCAGTGCTCCATCTTTAAATCAAAATGATCCAAAGATTGTTCCAGTTATTGTGGGTTTGTTTAATAGACTGCAACCAATTATTGAAGATTTCTTTAAGGTAAAGGTTCAGCCAACTGGACAAACAATAGTAAAGTGGAATCCAGGACAGTTCCAATTACCTCATGCAGATAAAGAACTGCACTCTGGACCAGATGCAGGAACGCCAAATGACTTTCCTAATTATGATATAGCAAGTTTATTTTATATTAATGATGACTACGAGGGCGGAGAGTTATATTTTCCAAACCAGGGTATACAGTTTAAACCTAAAAGAGGTTCCGCATACTTCTTCCCTGGAGATATGAATTACGTGCATGGAGTTACAGAAATACGAGAAGGATTTAGATATACCTGTCCATTTTTCTGGGAGATTTTAGAGCATACTGGAGAAGAGAAGCCAGATTTTAATAAAAAATATGATAGAATTTTCCCAAATGATGAGGCAATCAGACAGTGGGATCCAAAAAATGGGATTAGGAAGTGACTATGGAAGTATTAGAGATATATCCAAAGATTGTAGTTTATAGAAATGTTTTTGAAGATGCCAAAAAGGTAGAGCAAATTCTTAAAGACTCAACAAGTAATGACCCAGATAGACTTCTAAGCGAATGGACAAGATGGTCTATATTTGGCGATTACTTGAATCCAACAATTCCAGGTAATTTTCCTAGAGGATTTAATCAGCAAGCAATTGACGAATTGGAGGCAAATACTCCAGCACAAGAAGATCATAAATACTTCTTGCAGGAATTATGGAATGGTTACAATAAAGTTGGTAGAGACTATTTAGATAAATTTGGTGCAGAGTTTGGTTTTGATGAAGAAGAGATGACTGAAGACCAGGATGGCAATAGATTGCCTAGATGGCAAATGTATGGTCCATCTATCTGTAAGTATGATTCCTCTTGGGAACACCCAATGGCGATGACATATCATTCTGATTATATTAGAGAGCCAATAACAAGTCCAGGATATAAATTTGCAGTAACAGTTAATGCATATTTTAATGATGACTACGAAGGTGGTCAAATTGATTTCTATGCAGGCAATGAACTGTATAGTTATAAGCCAAAGGCTGGCGATTGGTTAGTATTCCCATCTGGACATCCAGAGGTATTAACTAAGGACGAGAAGGTATACTTACATGGAGTTGTTGCTCCAACTCAAGGTCATAAATATTTCTCTAGAATGTATTGGAGAAAGTATGCTAACGGTGCGCCAG